GCATCTTCACGATTGTATGCATTTGTAATTACATCACCTTTGCGTCCACCGGTTCGAACACGGAAAACGGTTTTACCCCAGATGTTCTTTTCTTCATATACTTTGAAATCATCACGCATGTTCAAACCTTTCTACAATTTGTTTGCTGTGTTTGCATTTTCCATGGAACGTAAAACCTGTACAATCACAGGTAAAACCTTTAGGTGTAAGGGCAACTGTGTAAGTAGAACCTGCTTTGCTTCCGTCCACCGTCCACTCAGTTCCTACTAGAAAGTTGTTTTTAAAGTTCCAACCTTCTGGTGCATAGTAGCGTTCTTTGTAACGAGACATTGTTGCCCTCTTTGGCTTCGTTCACATCGTGCTACTAATATAACATCTAGTTAGAGTTTGTCAACCAAAAACTTTACGGTTATCAAATGCTCTGTGCCACCCAAAGAACTGTGCTTTGTAATCGCTGTGATCATCACTGCTAAGGTTGATCCATTCGTCTCTACGAGCATACAACATCATTGCACCGTCGTACCAATCAGTGTTTTCTATAATTTGTTCTAATTTGTGTTTGGCTTCGTTTGCTTGGTCAAGATTTGTAAAATCTTGTTCTATATGTATAACTTCCATACATACATCTTTAGTTACATAATCAAGACTAAAATCAATACCCCACTTGGGTTTGATGTTTAGTAGCTTTTGTAATATCGGTCTGTGTTGACACACTTCCTCTATTTGCTGTCTTGCTTCGCCTGCAAATGCATAACGAGTTAACAGCATACAATGATCTAATACAAGTCCGTGTTCACTTGATTCTATATCAGTATACCATTCTTGTACAGGTGCAATATGGTATTGTATTTCTCTATTGAGCTCAATACCATTTGCTTCGTAATGCAAATACTCTAAAGGCGTAGGTACTTCATACCCATCCTTATCAAAGTCTTTTAAAGGAAGTGTTTCTACAAGTTGACGTGCAATTGGTGTTTTAAGATAAGGGTTATCTGTAAATTCTATGTTTAATTTTACTAAATGCATAAAGGTATTTAGTTTACCATTTGTCTATGGTTGTCAATCGTTTTTGTGCTCTTACTGCATTTAAAAGTCTTAGAACTTTTTGGCTATCGTCTTTGGGGCACCATCCGTTTTTTGTTTCAAATTGTTTTTTTCGTTCGTTTTGTTGTGCAAACTCTCTTCCTAGTAGAGTTTCAAGATAAGTTAAGTCTGCACTGCTAAGTTGTGCTATCTTCGAGGATACCATATTTTTTCTCCCATGCTTCTTCGAAACCTTGTAAATGAACAACCGCCTCGTGGTTTCCCCAGAGACGGCTAAAATAACTGTTCATCATTGCACGGACTTGATCTGAGTCTCGACACCATTCGTCCGGAATAAGGTGTCCTTTGACTTGCCAATGTAATTCGTTGGCCCATTTGAATTCTTTTTTTGTCATAATGTATTTACATATGTTTTACATTATAACGCTAACATACTATTCAAACGATTCTTCTATTTTCTTTAGATGCTGTTCGTCTGTGGTTGGTTCGCCGCCTACTTTGCTTGCCAACTTTTTGGCTATTTCTATGTTATCGTGATACACACACTTGCATACATAATTGTTGTCAAAAACATATGAAACAATTTCGTTGAGATATGTTTCGGTTGGCATGTGTACAGTTACATTTGCAGTGCTTTCGCAAATACTAATAGTTGTAGGTCCTATGTTATTAAACATCATTTGAATAATGCTCCATCTGCTTGGATAATCACATCTAATAGTTTGCGTAACGGTAACCCTCTGTATTCTTCTACAATCGAAACATCATCGTTTAACTTTGGATCATCGTCCACATCGGCTTCTGTTCCTAAACTAATAAGAATATCAATCATCCGAATAGGTTTTTTCATTTGATTTGCAGCCCAAATTTGACTTACAATAATACAATTTTCAATTTTAACTTTGTCTTTAATTTTATGTTCGATCAAATATTGTACTGTGTTTTGTTTAGCATCGTCCATAGTCATAACGTGTTCAACAATTTTATCAAGGTATGCTTTATTTTCAGGGTCAATCATGTCCTAGTCTTTTTCTCTTGAATTTCTTTTCTACGTTCAGTGATTAAAATCTTTAGATCATTAAGTGCTTGACGAGCACGAACAGCACTTACTTTTACACCTTCATTTTCAAACTTTTCGCTTTCTCGAACATAAAGTGCAAAAAGTATTTTTAACTGTTCATGCGTATCACTCAAATCATTCACCTACAATGTGTTCATATACTTCTTTCCAATTAACACATTTTTTCATACCAACCGGAATGCTATCGTTCATGTTAAATCCATGTTCGATCAAAATGCTGTTTAGACCCATTTCTAATCCAACAACTGCATTTTCCATCTTGTCTTCGATCCAGTAGTAACCTGTATCTTCGTACTTACGCAATGCTTCTTCTTTGTCTGCACCTGTGTCTAAACAAATTAGTTTGGTAAATGCAGTAGGACCAAACAGTTTTTCCAAATTCATTTTACGCAGTTTATATGCACTAGGATCAAGGCTTAGACTGGTAATACAATGGAAAGTATATCCGTGTTCTTCGTGCAGTCGTTTTACATAATACATTGCATCACGTAGTGCAGGCAAGAAACCAACAGCAGCACTTTCATTAAAGATTTTTACTTTGGCTTTTGCTTCGTCTTTGGTGATGTTAAAACGCTTGGCAATATCGTATTCCCAATTACCATTTTTGATTTGAGTATAACCGTGTTGCTCCATCCAGCAACAAAATGCGTATTCCCAATTTAATAGTACACCGTCTGCATCGGTGAGAATAATTTTTTCCATAGTTTGCCTTTCATTTTTGCCTTTTACATTATTTTATAACATAGAGTACGGAGATTGTCAACCGCCGATTATTACATCGCCTGAGCCTGAAGTTATTAAAGCACCACATCCGTAAGTGTCGCCTTTTCTTCCTGCACCTTTGCCGTTTATTTTTACTGTGCTACTAAAAGAAGATAGACCAGGTGCATGTGAACTACATCCTGGAATAGTGTGAGATTCAACAGCATCTGATTCTCTTACAATACCTATGCCATTAGCAAACACGTTACCAGAACACACATCAGTTGCAATAGTTTGCGGTGCAGCATCACATGCAATACCATCATCTGGGTCTGCATCTCCTACACTTACATGAACTGTGTTTACACTATCGGTGCCGTCACCTCTTGCAGCCTCTGGCATTGTATCTCCTTAAACCATTTGAATTCCACTTGTACTTGACACATACTGTTTTGCCATGTCTGCTTCTGTCTTGTGTACAAATACAATTGCACTTTTATTTATAGCAATTTTTTGCTGTGGATCTACAGTAAATGTCCAAGGACCTAAACCCAAACCTTGCTGTGTTACTACCACGGCTAATGGTTTAGTTACAGTAATAGTTGAATTGTTTTCTTCAACAAAACGTGCAACTACTTCATCACCTGCAATAGTTCTAAGTGTAACTGTATCGTTTTGTTTGTATGGAGTTTCAATAATCATAGAGACCAGCCTGTTCCGTTGTAATTTGTTTCTTCCAAGTAAGTAGTAAGTTTATCATAGCCGCCAATTTTTGTGCCACCTACAATAATTTGTGGGAAAGTTCTTGCACCTGGAAATGTTTCTAATACTTCATCTCGTGTAAAGTCAACATCGAGTTGTTTATACACATACTTGAGTCCTCTGCTTTCACAAGTTCTCTTTGCTGCTTCGCAGTGTGGACAAGCAGGCTTTCCCCATATTTCTATCATAAACTAAATCCTTTAAATGTATCTGTGCTGACGTCTTGTTTTGTTCCGCCGCTGACATAACTAGTTATCTCTGTTTCTTGTGGTGCTACTTGAACATCTGCACCCGAAATCCATTTTTGTGTCCAAGGAAGTGGATTAGCTTGTGGTACACTGTAAGGACTTTTTAGTCCTACGTTTGTCATACGTCTTGTGCAAATCCACTCAATGTAATCACTGAGCAGTTGTGTGTTAAGACCAATCATTGAACCATCTTTGAACAGATAATCTGCCCACGACTTTTCTTGATCTACAGCATCAACAAACATCTTAATACATTCTGCTTCTGTTTCCACTGCAATCTTTTCAAAGTCTGGATCGTCTTTCTTTAGAACTTTTAGCAACATCTGTGTACTTGCTAGGTGCAAGTTTTCGTCACGAGCAATTAGTTTGATAATCTTAGCGTTGCCTTCCATCTTCTTAAGTTCTGCAAACGCCCAACTACATGCAAACGATACATAGAAACGAACACCTTCTAGAATGTTTACGCTCATTAATGTAAGCCATAGTTTTTTCTTAAGATCGTATAAATCAACTGTAACTTTTTTGCCATTAACAGTGTGTGTGCCTACGCCTAACAAGTTGTAGTACATGCTGGTTTCAATTAGTTCGTCATAGTATTTGCTGATGTCACCTGCACAATCAACAATCTCTTCAATGTCCATCATTTCATCAAAGATTTTGCTAGGATTACTGTACACATTACGAATAATATGTGTGTAACTACGACTATGGATTGTTTCACTGAACGTCCAAGTTTGAATCCAGTTTTCGATTTCTGGCAAACTCACAATTGGAGCAAACGCTTCTACAGGAGCACGACCTTGCACACTGTCTAGTAGAATCTGTCTTTTTAGGTTTGACGTAAAAATATGTTGTTCGTGCAATGTTAAACTTTTAAAGTCTTTGCCATCCTTGTAAATGTCAATTTCTTCAGGACGCCAAAAGAATCCTAATTGCTTATCAGTTAGTCCATCAAAACTTTTATACTTTAGTGTATCATATCGTTGAATAGTTGGACCACCTGATGGATCAAGAAATGCTTTTACTTTGGTGTGGTCGACTCTGTTTTCTACGTCAAAAACGCTCATAATTATATTATCCTTTTAACATTTTTTAAAATAATAACACGCCATTGCTGGCGTGTCAAGTTTTATATTACACAACTTTCACATTCGGTTGTGTCTTCGGATACTGATTCGATTTCATTAAATTCTGTAAACATCTTGCTTACATCAACTTCGCCTGCACCGTCGTTGGTGTTGAAGTAATAAAGTTGCTTGCCACCGTATTTGTAGAACATAAGCATGTGTTGTAACATTACACTCATAGGAATCTTTTCATCTTCGTAGAATGCTGGATTGTAACTTGTGTTAACGCTGATGCCTTGGTCAATATACTTTTGTAATACACTTACAATTTTAATATAACCTTCAGGAGACGTCTGTTCCCAAAGCAAATCATATTTGTTTTTAAGACGTTTGTATTCTGGTACAACCTGCTTTAGAACACCGTGCTTGCTTTGCTT